TTGTTGGTAACAATAATACCGTCCGCACTGACGATAACACCTGAACCAAGTGAATTTTCTACCCGCGCGCGTGGTAAACCCTGTGGCATCTGCTGCGACAATAATTTGCAGCAAAGATAGCGTCATTACTACTCCCTATGTTCCTTTCCTTCCCATTTTAGAAGAATAACGATGATAAATCAGAGTGTTATAGTTTTGGAAAGTACGGGAAGGTCGTGTTTTGGAAGGTTGAGTTAGTCCACATCTTCCCGTGATTTTTGTGTGTAACCACAAGATGTTGTTGAATTGATAAAATGAGACACAAGAGGCAACAGGCGAGGGCAGGCAATGACAGGCAGAATAAACAGGATGCGCGCCCGGATGCTGGCCTCGGCCGATCCGGTGGCGCTGGCCGAGGTTGAGGCGCGCAGCCATGGCGCGGCGGTCGGGGTGGAGATGATGCGCGCGTTCGGGGCGGCGCCCGAGGTCAGCGGCACAGAGACCGTTGCGGTGGCGCCGGCGCGCGGCCCGGTGGTGAAGATCGATATTCCGGAGACCTATCTGGCTGCCGACGGCACCGTGGTGACGCTGTCTGCCGGGGTACACGGTCGCAGGCCGGTGCGCCGCCGCGACGTGTTCGACCGGATGGGCGACTGTCTGACCTCGGCGCAGATCGCCATTGGCCGGGATTACCGCGCCCTGACCGAGCGCCATACATCCGCCGGGGTTCGCTGCTCATCGCTCGAGGCGTCGCGTTCTGGCGGTGGCTCTGGCGGTGGTTGGATCGACGCGGTGCTCACCGATCGCGCGCGGCTGGCAGCGCTGCACCGCCGGATCGGTGACGGCAGCGCGTTGGCGGTGCGGCGGCTGCGACCGTCCAGTCGCGGGTCGAGGACCAGCATCACCGATCGCCGTCTGGTCGATATGGTGTGCCTCGAGGATGCGACGTTGAGCGGTGTTCTGCGCGCGCGCGGCTGGGCGCAGAGAGGGGCTGCGCGCGCGGCGTTACGGCAGGCGCTGGCGGCGGCGCTCGAGCGGATGGTTGCACCCCCGCAGCGCTCGTGCATGTCCCCTCTTGACTTAAGTCCGTAACGGATCAATAAACGGGCATCATCGAGAAGAGCGCCCGGGGAGACCTGAGGGCGCTTTTTCGATTCTACTGCAATGAGGATCGTGTGGGACGCCTGAAGCAGATGCGGCCACGGATTGCAATGCTGACCAGCCGGGTGGCTTCAGCGACACCCGCCGGCGGTTCCTCCCGGCGCGATGAGATGCAGAGCTGGCGCGCGTGGTACAAGACGGCGCGGTGGCGGCGCTTGCGGTGGTCGGTACTCAAGCGGGATTTGTTTCGGTGTCGGATGTGCGGGCTGGTCACCGGCGATACGTCACAGCTTGTGGCTGACCACGTGAGGCCACACCGAGGGGATGAGACGTTGTTCTGGGATGCGGGCAACCTGCAGTGCCTGTGCAAGCATTGTCACGATAGCGCCAAGCAGAAGACTGAGCACGCTGACATGGGCAGGCAGGGGGTGGGGTAATCTCTCAATGTGCCTGATGAGCAAGACCGCCCTTCCTCCCATTTGGAGATTTTTTTCTGATGACTGAAGGTTTTGATCTGTTCGGGAACCCGGTGCGGCCTGGCTACGGCATGCGCGGGCGGCCAGCGTATGAGGCGAGCGAAAAAGATCGCAATAAAATCAAGATGTTGCTCGCGTTTGGTTGGTCGAATACGCGGATTGCTGCGGCGCTGGATATCTCGCTGGCTACGTTCAAGCGGTATTTTAGAGCCGAGATGAAAGCGCGTGATGAGATGCGCGACCGGCTGCTGGCGCGCCAGATCGAGATTGCCATGGAGCAGGCAAACGCCGGAAACATCGCGGCCTTGAAAGAGCTCGGCCGCCTGCTCGACGCCTCCGATCGAAAGGTGATGCTGATAAAAGTGAATGCCGCTCAGATCCATAATCCAGCGCACCCGCCAATGGGCAAGAAGGCAGCGGCGCGGGCGGCGGCGCAGAGGGCCGGTCAGGACAGCGATTGGGGTGATGATTTAATCCCGGAAGTGATGAACTGAGATGAACAATCCCATCAAAACGCCTTCATCCGCTGCGGTTTGGGATACGTCGGTGCTGGATTGGGCCGACAGGATCGAACATCATCGGTCGATGGTGCCGGCTCTGCCGCTCTTTTTGCCGATGGCGGAAAAAGCCGTGCGGATTTTCCAGCGCCTCAGAACGCCGGACATTGTCGGTGCGCCACGATACGGTGATATCTGCGGCGACTGGGTGCTCGACCTCGTTGCGGCGATCTTCGGCAGCTACAACCCGGAGACGCGGCGGCGCATGATCCGGGAATTCTTCCTGCTGGTGCCGAAGAAAAACGGCAAATCCTCGATCGCGGCGGCGATCATCCTGACCGCCTCGATCCTCAACGAGCGACCTGACGCGGAGCTGTTGCTGGTCGCGCCGACCAAGGAAATCGCCAATATCGCGTTCAAACAGGCGGCGGGAATCATCCGTCTCGATCCAGCGCTCAGCAAGCTGTTTCTGGTGCGCGACAACATCAAGACCATCGAGAACCGAAACGAGAAAATTCCATCGTTCATCAAGATAAAATCCGCCGACAAGGATGTCATTACCGGGTCGAAGGCGACCTACATCCTCGTCGATGAGACCCATGTGTTTGCCACCAAAGCCCATGCGACAGAGGTGTTCATGGAAATCCGGGGTTCGTTAGCGTCGCGTCCAGACGGCTTTTTGCTACAGATCAGCTCGCAATCGAAGAGCCCGCCCGCCGGGGTGTTCCGGGCCGAGCTGGCGAAGGCGCGCGCGGTCAGGGATGGAAAATTGAGATTGCCGTTGTTGCCGATCATCTATGAGCTGCCCATTGCGATATCAAAAGACGGCGGCTGGAAGAATCGCAAGACCTGGTCGATGGTCAATCCCAATCTCGGACGGTCGGTCGATCCGGCGTATCTCGCTGACGAGATCACGGTGGCGGAGCGCGAAGGGCCGGCGAAGCTGGCACTTATTGCCTCGCAGCATTTCAATGTTGAAATAGGGCTCGGGCTGCATGCCGATCGCTGGCCTGGAGCACTTTATTGGGAGCATGTCGGCGACAGTGCGTTGACGTTTGACCGGATTCTGGCCGAGAGCGAAGTCTGTACAATCGGAATCGACGGCGGCGGCCTGGACGATCTGTTTGCGCTCAGCATTATCGGCCGGCGGCGCGACACCCACGAATGGCTGCAATGGGCGCATGCCTGGGCGCAGCCCGACGTGCTGGCGCGCCGCCCGGAGATCGCGCCGCGCCTGCGTGATTTCGCGGCCGCTGGCGAGCTCACGATCTGCAGCAGAGTGGAGCAGGACGTTATTGAGGCCGCTGATATCTGCGAACATCTGTTCGAGGCGGGGATGCTTCCGGCTAAATTCGGTATCGGCCTCGACGCATTTGGCATCGCCACGTTGCTGGACGAACTGGCGGCGCGCGACATGGCCGGGGATCTACTGCTGAGCGTCGGCCAGGGGTGGAAATTGCAGTCGGCGGTGCTGACCGTGCCACGCAAACTCAAGGATGGGTCGTTCCGGCACGGCGCGCAGGGATTGATGGCGTGGGCCGTCGGTAACGCCCGCACCGAGCTCAAGGGCAGTAATTATCTGGTGACGAAACAGGCAGCCGGGGCGGCGAAAATAGATCCGCTGATGGCGATGTTCAACGCCGCGATGCTGATGTTTCTCAACCCGCAATGTGAGCGGCCTTCAACGCCGTGGGATATCAACCCGGATTACAGGATGAGCGCGTGATGTTCGGATTTTTGCAGCGCCGCCGCGCCCGGGAGGCGCGCGCGTCGATCGAATCGCCGACGGTGCCGATATCGTCGCCAAACCTGCTTGAATTTCTCGGTCTGACCGGGGGGAATGCGGCCGGAGAGCTCGTGACTATCGAGACCGCGCTCGGCGTGCCGGCTGTCTGGGCGGCCGTGAATTTCATTCCCGCAACGATCGCGAGCCTGCCGCTGAACCTCTATCAGCGCGGCCCGAAGGGCGGGCGGAATAAACTGACCGCCACGCCGTTGGCGCTGATCCTGCATGAGACAGTCAACGACGAGATGAGCTCGTTCGAATGGCGCAAAGGGCTGATGACCGATGCGGTGACGGGCGGACGGGGCTTGAGCTACATCGAGCGCAACAAGGCCGGCGGGGTGCTCAACATCTGGCCTCTGGACCCGGAGCGCACCGTGGTGCGCCGCGTCGCCGGACACAGAATTTACGATTACACCAGCACCTCCAAGACGCTGCACTATGATGCCGCTGACGTGATCGATATCCCGATGATGCTGCGCAGCGACGGGCTGCGCCACCGCTCGCCGATCCTGGCTAACAGGGATGTGATCGGGATGGCTCAGGCCGTCACCAAATATGGCGGGCGGTTTTTTGCCAACGGTGCGGTGCCGCCATTTGCTATTACCGGCGCGTTCCAGTCGGGCGCGGCGATGAAACGCGCAGCTGATGATCTGGAGAAATCGGTAAAAAAAGCGGCGTTGGAAAAGCGCCAGGCGCTGGTGTTGCCGCAAGGGCTTGAAATCAAGCCGATCGGGGCGGACCCGGAAAAAGCGCAGATGATCGATGTGCAGCGGTTCATGGTCGAGCAGATCGCGCGCATCTGGTCCTTGCCGCCGGTGTTCTTGCAGGATCTGACGCACGGGACTTTTTCCAACTCTGAGCAGCAGGATTTGCAATTCGTCAAGCACACTATCCGCCGCTGGGTGGTGCAGATCGAACAGGAGCTCAACCTGAAACTGTTCGGGCGCGGTCCGCACAATGAGTTCGTCGAGTTCAATCTCGACGGGTTGCTGAGGGGCGATTACCTCACCCGGATGGAAGGCAATGCCAAGGCGGTCCAGACCGGACAACTGACACCGAACGAGGCACGAAAAATGGAAAACCGCCCGAACATGAACGGCGGGGATCAGCTTTTCATCCAGGGTGCCACCGTGCCGATCGTCGATCAGCCGGCGCTGGTGCCGCTGCCCCCAAAGAAAGGACCTGGCAATGCCGGAGCGTGATTATCGTGACAAGTGGTCGGCGCAGCCGTTCGAGCTGCGCGCCGGCGCAAATGACGGCGTGCATGTTTCCGGCTACGCTGCGGTGTTCAATCAGCGTGCCAATATCGGCGGGATGTTCAGCGAGGTGATTGCACCAGGTGCATTTGCCAGATCGCTGTCGGGAGATGTGGTGTTCCTGATCAATCACGAAGGGCTGCCGCTTGCGCGCACGACCTCGGGCACGCTCGACCTCGCCGAGGATGATCACGGGCTGAAGATGGGATCGACGCTGGACGCGCTCGACCCGGACGTGCTGTCGATCACCGGCAAGATGAAGCGCGGAGACCTGAACAAGATGTCGTTCGCATTCTCGGCCGATGTCGAGGAGTGGGACGATACCGGCGACATCCCCTTGCGCACGATCAAGGAGGCAACGCTTTACGACGTGTCGATCGTGACCAGCCCCGCTTTTGAGGGCACGGAGATAGGGCTGCGCAGCCTGACAAGGTGGCGCTCGGAGGAGCGCCGGAAACGCAATTTCACCGCAGCGCAAAGGCGGCTGCGGATGAAAATGACCCTGGACCTGAAGGCCCGGGAGAACGGCTGACGGCGAGTCGCCGGAAATTGCCTATCCACGCCGCCCGACGGGCGGTTTTTTCATGATCCGATCAGGAGACGATCAAATGCCTACGATCAGAGAATTGCGCGAACAGGCTGCGCGCATCACCACCGAAGCGCGCGCAAAATTCGACGAAATCACGCCCGAGACGACGCCAGATGCCGCCGCTGAAATCGAGTCAAAATTTGACGAGATGATGGCCGAGGTCGCCGCGATCGAGCAGCGGGCCGCGCGCTTGCAGGCGCTGGAAGAGGCCGAGCACCGCATGCAGGAGATAGCACAGGCGCGGCCGACTCCGGATGACGCCGAGCAGCGCGGCCAGGCGCAGGCGGAAACGATCAGCTACCGCGCCGCCTTTCAGGAGATGCTGCGGGTGGGCGGCGAGAGGGCGGAACTCTCTCCCGAAATCAGGGCCGTTCTTCGCGGCGGAATTGTTGATGCGCGGGAATTTCGTGTGCAATCCGCAGGCACCGCTGCCGCTGGCGGCTACACCGTTCCGACCGAACTTGCCGGGTTTATCGTCCAATCGATGGCCGCTTGGGGGCCGATGTATGACGCGGCGGTTGGCACCGAGATATTGACTGCGAGCGGTGCGCCGATC